CGACGAGCTCAAGGCCTGGCAGAGCACCGGCCACGGCCCGATCGACGGGATGTGTTCCTACGACCGAGACGGCCGCGTCTCGGCGAAGCACTGGAACGTTCTCGACGACAGCGAGCTCAAGATGTACTCAGACCACTACGTCTGCCGAGGCGTGTGGGAGATCTGGCTCAGGAAGGTGGCCCGATGACCGAGGACAAGGAGCTCGAGGCCCTGGAGCCCGAGCGCGAGGACGAGACGCTGGAAGGCGTCGACATCTTCGAGGACGCACCCGACGAGGACCTCGTTCCGCAGAGCTGGATCGAGAGCCAGGACCCGGAGGCGACCGATGCGTGACTGGAAGGGCGATCTCGCCTGGTACCAATCTCACCAGACCACGGCACAGATCGGATTCAACCCCGATGGCATGTGCCTGGCCGTCTGCCGTACGTCGCGAGACATCGGCCCGCGCTACTCCTCTGCCAAGCAGGCGCAGGACAACACACCCAAGGAGTTCCGGGTCTACAGGATCCGTGATCTCCGTCGCGGCATGAAGATCTTCATCGATGACCCGAACGACAGCAACAAGTTCGGTCACATCGTCACCATGGCCGGCCGTGTCAAGGGTTTCCAGTGGGATGACCCGAACGACATCCTGGTCTGGACCAACTCCGTCTCCTCCGGGCGACTGGTGCTGGTCCGGCTGACCTACTTCAAGGAGCACTGGGGCGACAGCTTCCAGTTCGGCGCCTTCTGGCTCAACGGCCAGGAGTTCGACTACCCGGGGTGGAAGCACGACGGCAAGGGAAAGGACATCGACCCGATCAAGGCCGACCACGCCCCTCGCATCGACAACTTCCGTGACTCCGGTCCGAAGTGGGACGTCAAGATCCTCGACCGGGCCCTCGCGTCCGGCCGGATCGACCTCAAGCCCAAGATCCATGCCATCGAGAAGGCAGTCAAGGGACTCCCGGAGGACCGCAAGGACACCCGGGTCAACCAGTTCACCGATCGGTTCGAGAAGGACCGTGTCCTGGACATGAAGCTGCTGGACGACGCTGTCACCGACGGGCGCATGTCGCTCGTCAAGGCTCAGCGTGACGACCTGCGGGCAGCCATCAAGTCCGTTCTTCGCCACCGCTAACTACTAGGACCTGTCCGGGGAGGAACCGTGCTGAAGGAATGGCAGTTCAACATCCTCTTCTTCGTGGGTGTGATCGGCGCGGTCCTCCTCCTGGTGGGGCCCTCGATTGGGATGAACATCAGTCAGAACCCCACCGCCGTCACGGGCGTTGGGGCGATCCTGACCTACATCCTGACTCAAAAGAAAGCGCTCACGAAGACAGACGATGCTGACTCGTCGAAACCCACCAAGAAGGAAGGGGACGATGGCTAATGGGCTGGCCTGAAAGACTAGAGTGGCTGCTACTGGGCTGCTTGATCGGCTTCGTGCTGGGGTACATCGTTCGTACCCTTCGCGACATCAAAGAGGAGCTCGACGAAGTGGACGACATCGTGAAGCGAGATCACGGGATCGAACAGAACGAACGTGGAACACTTCACACGCCCACACTCGCGGGCGTCATGCTGATTGCCGTGGTCATGATCACGGCATGGGCTGCCTTCGCTAGCCAGAAAGCTAGTAACGAGGTGCAGAACACCCAAGATCAGCTCGCTCGAGTCACCCAGTGCAACAAGGACTACCTGTCGAAGACGATCTCGACGATCAACGCTCGGACGCGGTACTCGCAGAGACAAGCGCTCTCCAACGTCCAGCTGCAGAAGTCACAGGCTCGCTTCATCGGCCTCCTTCTGCATGATCCGCCGCCGGACGAGTCCACCTCGCGGGCGGCGTTCCTCGAGTACTTCAACGACCTGCAAGCATTTCTCAACACGTCGAACGACACGGCCAATGTGGTGGAGAAGAATCCCTACCCGACGACCGCTGAGCTCGACGCCTGTATCGCAGGCAAGTAACCCACTCACGGAAGGAGGGGGACACATGAGCAGCATCCTGGATGACATCAAGCACATGCTTGGTATCACACCGGAGGAGACGGCGTTTGACGTCGACATCATCAACGGCATCAACGGAGCCTTCGGCACGCTGACTCAGCTCGGTGTCGGCCCCGTCATCGGCTACCAGATCACGAGCAAGCTCAACGACTGGGCCGAGTTCTACACCGACCCCCGGATGAACGCGATCAAGACGTACGTGTTCCTGCGTACCAAGATCATGTTCGACCCTCCGACCACGGGATTCACGCAAGACGCGTACGAACGCCAGATTCAGGAGCTGGAGTTCCGGCTGAACGTCGTGGCCGACTACGGGTGATCGGTGCTTAGCAACACTGCCACCCCGAAGTACTACGCGGAGTTCCGGGAGAAGGTACTAGCGGGTGCCATCCCCGTCTGTGAGGAGATTTCTCTTCAGATGCAGCTGATCGACCGACTCATCGCTGACCCGAACGTCTACTACGACGACTTGGCGATCGATGGGTTCATCGAGTTCTGCGAAGAGGAGATGACCCTTACAGACGGGGGTGACGTCCACCTGCTTGACTCCTTCAAGCTCTGGGCTGAGGATCTCCTGTCTTGGTTCATATTCGTCGAGCGCGAGCGCTGGGACGTAGAGCAGCAGGCGTTCGTTCTGAAGACCGTCAAGAAGCGGTTGAGGGACACGCAGTACCTGATCGTTGCTCGTGGTGGCGCCAAGTCGATGTACGTGGCGTTCATGCAGGCGTTCTTCCTCACGGTGGACCGCTCGACGACGCATCAGGTCACTGTTGCGCCGACCATGATCCAGGCCCAAGAGGTCATCACACCCATCAAGACCGCAATCACTCGTGCACAAGAGCGACCGGAAGGTCAAGCGCCACTGTTCAAGTTCCTCACTGACGGCTCGCTGAACAACACGACCGGTGCACGGTCGGGACGCCAGAAGCTGGCCTCTACCAAGCGAGGCATCGAGAACTTCCTGACTAACTCGTACCTCGAGGTCCGACCCATGAGCATCGACAAGGTGCAGGGTCTGCGATCCAAGTACAACTCGGTGGACGAGTGGCTTTCGGGCGACACGCGTGAGAACGTTATCACCGCGCTCATGCAGGGTGCCACCAAGTTCGAGGACCCCATCCTCATCGCCATCTCGTCAGAGGGAGTGATCCGTAATGGCGTAGGCGATGACATCAAGATGGAGCTGATCACGATCCTCCGTGGGGAGTCGGAGCAGCCGAACGTCTCTATCTGGCACTACAAGCTGGATGACGTCTCGGAGGTAGCCAATCCTCGCATGTGGGTTAAGGCCCAGCCGAACATCGGTAAGACGGTCTCGTATGAGACCTACGAAGCCGACGTCAAGAAGGCCAAGCAGTTCCCGTCAGTCCGCAACGAGATCCTCGCCAAGCGTTTCGGCCTTCCCATGGAGGGCTACACGTTCTTCTTCACCTACGACGAGACTCAGCCCACCCTTGCGACGCTCGTTCCTGACCGGTTCGACAAGATGCACTGTTCTATGGGTGTGGACCTCTCCATGGGTGACGACTTCTGTGCGTTCTCGTGGCTGTTCCCGCTCCCGCGCGAGGAGTTCGGCCTCAAGGGCCGGAGCTACATCACTCGACGTACTCTCGACCTCCTTCCTGGAGCGAAGAGGCTCAAGTATGAAGAGTTTATGGCCGAAGGTACGCTTATCATCTTCGAGGGCACCGTCCTTGACATGATGGACGTGTACGACGACCTGTTCGCGCATATCGAGTCCCACCAGTACGAGATCCGTACGCTGGGCTTCGACCCATACAACTCCAAGGCCTTCATGGACCGTTATGAGCGGGAGTGGGGCCCATACGGCATTGAGAAGGTCATCCAGGGTGCGAGGACTGAATCGGTCCCGCTGGGAGAGATGAAGAAGCAGGCTAACCAACGCCTCATTCGTTTCGACGAGCGGATCATCACCTACACCATGGGTAACGCCGTTACCTGGGAGGATTCAAACGGTAATCGTAAGCTGCACAAGCGGCGGAACGATGAGAAGATCGACAATGTGTCCGCCTGGCTAGATGCCTATGTGGCGATGAAGGCACACCCCGACCAGTTCGACTAGGAGGTGAGAGATGGGACGGATTCGGAGGCAACTCACACGAGAGCTCAAGCACGGGTGGAACGCCTTCCGTGACGCTCCTCAGGACAGCAGTTACGGAGGTGGTTACACCCAGAGCCCTCGGAGCAATCGCAGTCCGGCTCGTTATTTCAGCGATCGGTCGTTCATCGGGTCGATCTACAACCGCTTGGCGGTAGACTTCGCGTTGATCGAGTTCTACCACGCAAAGCTGGATGACAATGACGTCGCTTCGGACATTGTCCGTGACGGTCTCAACCGGTGCTTCACGCTGGATGCCAACGTTGACCAGAACGCGTTCGCGCTGAAGGTCGACTTCGCCATGACGCTCTTCGAGCAGGGTACCGCATGCGTGGTCCCGATCGACTGCGACATGGACCCGTTGGCGTCGTCCAGCTACGACATCCGAGACCTGCGAGTGGGCACGGTGGCCGCATGGCACCCGCGCAAGATCACGATGATGGTGTACGACGACCGAGAGGTCAACGACGCCGGCGAACCCGTCAACGGCGGGATCAGCAAGCAGCTCACGTTGCCCAAGGACATGGTCATGGTGGTGGAGAATCCGTTCTACACCGTCATGAACGAGCCCAACGGCTTGCTGCAGCGGCTCATCACGAAGTTGGGTCTCCTGGACACGGTGGACGAGGCGGCTGCTTCTGGCAAGCTCGACTTGATCCTCCAGCTGCCCTACACCGTCCGCGGTGAGAGCAGACAGGCTCAGGCGGCCAAGCGACGTGACGATCTGCGAGCACAGCTCAAGGACGACGAGCTCGGCATCGGCTACATCGACATCTCCGAGAAGGTCATCCAGCTGAACCGTTCGATCGAGAACAAGCTGCTGGACCAGATCGAGTACCTCGGCAACGCGGTCATGTCCGAACTGGGTCTCACTCGTGAGATCATGAACGGCACGGCCCCTCGCGACACGATCAACAACTACTACGACCGCACCATCGAGCCCGTCGCTCAGACGTTCGCGCTCGAGGCCAAGCGGAAGTTCCTCACGAAGACTGCTGTCACGCAAGGACATTCCATCGAGTACTACCGCGACCCGCTGAAGATGATCCCAATCTCCGAGCTGGCCGAGGTGGCGGACAAGCTGATTCGCAACGCCGTTCTCACGGCAAACGAGTTCCGTCCGAAGATCGGTTACCGACCCTCCAAGGAGCCGGGCGCCGACAAGCTGGTGAACCCCAACATGCCACTGGCCGACCAGGCTCATCCCGGTACCGACGCCGCGGCTTCTGCAGATCCAACCGCAGGAGACGCATCCGGGGGAGATGGTCTAGATCAGGTGAACGGCATGCTGGACAGCTTGCTCTCAGAGCTGGATCCGCAGAATGCCTCGGGCTAACTACGACCCCGCGAAAGCTCATGACTACTATGAGCGGACCAAGCAACTCAAGGGTCGTCACAAAGGCTCAGGCGTGCACGCGCGCGAGAAGCACTCACCTGCTCAAGTGGCCTCGGCCCAGCAGAAGGTGGCGCAGATCGAAGCGAAGCTCAATCACCTGCGGGAACTCCTGCGTGCGAAGGTCGCGGATGAGAAGAAGTCCGGCAAGGCCTCTGACAAGCCCACTCAGGCTGACAAGACCAAGGCCGCGAAGGACTCGAAGCACTACCGCGACACTCACAAGCAACAGATCAAGAACCTCCAGAAGGGCAAGAAGA